TATCATCGTCGGGGATACTGCCCTTTTATAGCAGATTCCATTCCTGGTCACATCGACCCACCCCAAGTCTTTATCCGGGGTGTCCCAATCTGCTACCGCGATAGTGGCCATTAGGACTATATCCTGCCTAGCCTCTGATGACTTCTGTAGTATTCTTTTTTCCATGCCAACTAAGGTAGCCAATTGTAAAGATTGCGCAATATTCCATTTTGTACTAATCTTTGCGATTATGACACAGATCACACCTCAGCCAGACTTAGATATTAACCCCGGGAGTGGTGTCGGCATTACAGACAGCTCTCTTTACAGATCGACAGAAGTCAGGGTCAGAAACGCTGGGAACTTTGGTTGGTGGCCTACGGTTTGGTCGACCTCCGGGTCGAAAACGACTCTCACGATGTCTGGAGCTAGCGAGGTTTCTGGCTTTAAGATCTTCGATACTGCTCAAGTCACTTACGATGGGGGCGTGATTTACAATCGCGTTGAGCTGTATATGGCATGCACTCTTCTCATAACAACTAGCGGCAACACCGACTGGACAATAGACGGGAGCCCAATAGCAGGGTATTTCCCCGTCAATATCGCCCTCTTGATGCTCCCAGGGCAGGAATACGTCCTGGCCGGGACAATGGAGACCCCTGGGGTATCCAGGAGCCTTCGCATACAAAATTATGCCACCGGGACATCTAAAGCGTATGTGTGGTCGATTTAACCCGCCGCTACTTGACGAAAACTAAAAGTATGGTATATATGGTCTAGAGGTCCCCCCGGGGAATTATGATTACAGAAGAGAACCCAGACGCCAGAGTTCTGAAGAATCCCCAGCATGAGACATTCGTGCGGGAGTTTATTGCCACAGGCAAAGCTGTATATGCCTACCGAAAGGCCCGGGGCCTCGACACCAAGGGCACCTCTGGGCACAAGCAGGCCAACGAGTGGCTCAATGAGCCCACCATCCGCTATCGGATCAAGATGATCCAGCAAGGGATGATGAATAAGGTCTCTGATGCTGTTAGCTACACGGAAGCCTGGATCAAGGATCAGACTAAAGCTCTCATTGAGGGCGGTATCGCCCTAGAGCCCGTGATGCATAGGGGTGAGCCGGTGATCGATAGAGTCGGCGAGGACGAGATCCCTCGGATGAAGTTTCGAGACTCCCCCGCCGCGGCCAAGGGCCTCGATATGGCTAGCCGCCAGCTCGGCCTTTACAGCCAGGTCAGGGAGCCGAATGAAAACGAGAACAAGTCGGATGAGGAATTGATTAGTGAGTACAGAGCCCTCAACGACCAGCTCGAAGGAGCGACAAAAGCTCTTACAAACCTTATTGACAGTACAGAAGGAACTGAAGCACCGACAGGGGCTTCTGTACGATCCGTACCCGAAGCAAATTGAGTTTCACAATGCCGGTAGCCTATACCGCGAACGCGCATTTCTCGCAGGCAACCAGCTCGGCAAGAGCCTTGCGGGCGGTAGCGAGGCTGCGTACCACTCTACCGGGGAATACCCCGCGGGCTGGGGAGGGAAACGATTCTCTACCCCGACTCTGGGCTGGGTCGCCTCAAATTCAAATGAGACCACAAGAGATAACCCTCAGAGGATCCTTTTCGGCCCAGTAGGCCAGCTTGGTACAGGGACCATACCCAAGAGGCTTATTGTCGACATCAAGATGGCCCGAGGGATTTCTGGCCTCATCGACACTGCAACCATTAGACATATCAATGGCGAACTTAGTACGATTAAGTTTCATGCCTACGAAAAAGGCCCTGATAAATTCATGGGGGCCACGATTGATTGGTTCTGGTGTGACGAGGAGCCACCGGCTGATGTTTATTCAGAAGGAGTAACTAGGACCAACGCAGGCGATAGAGGTAAGGGCGGGATAGTCTGGATTACAGCGACTCCCCTCAAGGGCATGACTCACGTCATGGAGCAATTCTACCCAGAGCCCTCAATTCCGACTCGACATCTCACGATGATGGATATCTGGGATGTGGGTCATTACACGGACGCACAAAAGCAAGCCATTGTTGACGCCTACCCTCCGCACGAAAGAGAAGCCCGCTCACGAGGAATCCCCTCTCTCGGTTCCGGTCGAGTCTTCCCCGTCGCGCAAAGTCAACTTGAGAGTGACATCTTTTCCGTCCCCTCCCACTTCCATCAGTTGCTCGGATGTGACTTTGGATGGGACCACCCTACAGCGTTTATTCACGCTGCCATCGATAGAGACACCGACACTTTCTACGTTGTCAACGCTTATAAACAGCAAGAGCAGGTCACTTCGGTGCACGCCAGCGCTGTCAGAGATTGGGGAAGCAATCCACCGGTCGCTTGGCCCCATGATGGTCAAGTTCATGACAAAGGATCCGGCGTCCAACTTGCTGAATCCTATCGCGTTGAGGGCCTCAACATGATGGCTGAGTGGGCGACTCATCCTACTGGTGGCTTCTCCGTAGAGCCAGCCATCCAAGAAATGTACAAAGCGATGGTGACGGGTAAGTTCAAAGTCTTCTCGCACCTCGATAGCTGGTTCCAAGAGTTCGGCACTTACCATCGCGACAAAGAGGGGAGAATCGTCAAGCGCGGGGATGATCTCATGTCGGCCACAAGGATGGCTTGGATGATGAGGCGATTTGGCCAGCAAGAGCAGAGACTATCTTACGCCCCAACCGCTAAACGATACGAACCCTTTGAGGAGTATGTAAACTAGTGGCCGGGAAAAGGCGAGAACTATCGCCCGGGGAATATAAGAAGGCGGTCGACTCTCTTGTTAAGAAGTGGCGATCTGAAGGGCTTGGCCCGCGGATTACGAGTGGATTTCGAGAGAAGCCCGCCAAGGGAGAGAAGGCGGCCTCTAAACACAAGGTGCAAGCAGGGATTGCTTCCGACTTTGTCTTTAACAAGAAGCTCACGGGGGCATTTAAGGACAAGATATATAAAGATGTTTTGGCGGCCGGATTGTGGAGGAATATCCACGATGCAGGAACCGGAACCCATTTGCATACACAGGGAATTCCACCTGGGCCGATATCCAATAAATGGCTCAAGAAACATACAAACGAGGCAGACAGGTCTCGTTTGGGAATTAACAAATCTCAGAATTCGGCAGGGACCAAGAAAACCAATAGACAGCCAAAGGACAAGGGTCCGGAGGGCCGAGAAAGACAGGCAATGACACCTTCCCCGTTTAGCGATTCCCCAGGAAGAGCAAGCCTCGGCTTGCGCGCATTCAATCAGATTGATTCGGGCATCCAGTCACAGCCACAACCATTGAGCCAGCTCCAGCAGGATGCAATCCGTCTAGAGGCCAACCGAAATGGCCGTAAGCCCGTCCTCCTCGGTGGTGGCGGCCCGGCACGACAGCGACCCATTATCTCAGGTAATCAGTAATGCCCCAGGAGCTAGCACAGAGGATTATTCGGCAATACCAGAACTTACGGGTTGATCGCACTGGTTTCGATAACGAATGGCGAAACATCTCGGACTATGCTCTCGGCCGACGCTCCTTCATGCGGGACAATCAGATACAGGGGCGGCGTAAAAATATCCATATTTTCGACGCCACTTTCCAGCAGGCAGCCGACGCCCTAACCGCCGAAATCCAATCCCAACTCATCTCCTCAGCCAGTCAGTGGTTCGATATTACTTCGGAGGACCCCGCATCTCTCAATGATGAAGCCGCGCAGCTCTGGTACAAAGAAGTCACTAAGATCATGTTTTCGGCGTTCAATCACCCGGAAGGGGGATTTGCGCCACAGTCTCATGAGATGCTTTTTGATGTCGTCTCGTTCGGTACTGGCGGGTACTTTGTTGGTGATATTCCTGGTCAGGGAATTTTCTTCTCGGCGCGTCCACTCAACGAGATATTTGTCACCCTCTCAGCTGAGGGAAGAGTCAACGGAGTCTATCGGCGTTACTTTCTAAAGACCCCCCAAGCCAAGGAACAGTTCGGCGATAATGCCGGCATGGCAATCGACAGAGCTTTTAAGAATGGCGATCTCCTGCAAGAGTGGGAGTTCGTGCAAGCCATTGTGCCAAGGGCGAATTCTGGTGGTTTCGGCGCCAAGGGAATGCCCATCGCCGCCATCGATGTAAACGTAGCCGAGGGCAGGATCGTCAACGAGTCCGGTTTCCACGAGATGCCTTACATGGTGCCTATGTGGAGCCGAGACAACGGCGAGACTTATGGTCGAGGACCTGGCCTCTCAGCCCTTCCCACCGCTAAAGTTCTCAACCGGATGCAGAGAACTAAGCTCATTGCTGCCGAGAAAGCCTCGGATCCGCCGCTCCTAGTTCATGACGATGGGATGATTAGCCCAGTACGCACTCAGCCGGCTGGTCAGAACATCATTAGGAGTTTGCCTGGTGGCGCCCCCGCGCTTCAGTATTTAGAGAGTCGGGCGAGAGTCGATATCACCGACAACGCCATCGCAGCGCATCAAGAGCAGATCCGAGGTTTCTTCTTTCATGAGCTGATCCAGGGGAATATCGATGACCCCCGTATGTCGGCCACTCAGGTGCTTGAGCTTTCTGGTAAGACGGCCCGTCGTATCGGCCCCATGCTCTTTCGCCTCCAGGTGCAATGGCTTGAGCCCGTAATTACTCGTGTCTTCGGCCTGATGAGTCGCGCCGGTATGTTTCCGGAGCCTCCCGAATTAATCCGTGGGCACAATATCAGAATTGACTACGTTTCCCCCGCATCCCGTGCTCAGCAGAATTCAGAGGTCCAGTCGCTGATGGGCGTCTTTGGCGCAGGCATCGAATGGTCTCAGGTCAATCCCGATGTTCTCGACAACCTGGACTTCGATAAGGGGCTACGTGCCTTGAGCGATGCATTCCCCGGTGTGATGGATGTTATTCGCACCAACCAAGATGTGAGGCGAATTAGAGACGCAAAGAATCAGGCTGCACAGGAAGCAGCGCAGCAAGAACAAGCCTCCAGAGAAATGGAATCATTGGGGAAGGCTGCGCCGGCACTACAGGCGCTACAGGGGGAATAGATGGATGACAGGGTTTACGCTCACTTCAAACGAATATTCGGCAAAGCAGCCGACTTCAAGGACACATTCAACACCCCCGAGGGCAAACGGACGCTTGGGCACATTCTCAACAAGTGCGGGTACTTTGACCTCTCCTACGTGGACGGAAACCCCGGGGGGACAAGTTTTAACGAAGGGCAGCGAAGGATCGCACTGTACATCGTGGGCATGATGGACATGGACCCAGAGCTAGCAAAACGGACAGCAGCTCTAGCCGCAGATGCGGATAGGAAAGCCCAGTCTGATATGTACGACGAGGAATAATAAATTGTCAGAAGACGCAACAGGGATCAGCGGGAAGAGCGAAGGTGGCGGCGAGGGCGAAGGTACGGGCGGAGAAGGCGGCGGCTGGCAGAGTGGCCTATCAGCGACCTTCAGGGATAGCGATTTTGTCAGGGGATACTCAGACGATGCATCGGGGCTAGACAAGTTCGTCAAAACTGCCGTATCTGCTCAAAGCATGATCGGCAAGCGGCAAGATTCTGCCGGCATCATGATCCCCGGAGAAGACTCCACAATTGAGGAGTATGTGACGTTTTACAGCAAGCTCGGCAGGCCAGAGAGCCCCGAAGCTTACGAACTGAGCGATGCTGGGTTTAATCCCGACACTCCCCGCAACGTCAGATCCGAACAGCACCTCATCAAGTCTATGTATGATGCTGGCTCCTCGAAGAAGGCGGCTACTCGGGTGTGGAACGATTTCGTAACAGAACAGAATCAGATTTGGGACGGCGTCAAGGCTATCCGCACAGAGAATGAGCGGGCTAACGCTGCTGACCTCAATAGCGCCTTTGGCTCTTACAAAGAGACCAAGATCTCCCTTGCCAACGAGGGCTTTAACGCTGCCTTTGGCGACAAGTCGGAAGAGATCGCAGACCTCATCCTCGTAGATGGCACTCGCTTTGGGGATCGCCCTGACGTTGTAAAGGCAATGGCCAACCACGGTGTGACCCTCTCGGAAGCTGAGCTAATCCAGGGCAGTAAGCACGGCCTGGATATCTCCCCCGGCGAGGCCGCACAGGAGAAGAAGGCCCTGCTTGGCGATCCAGACTTCATGAAGGCTTGGATGACAAAGGACAGCCCCGGCCACAATGCCGCAGTCGATAAGATGAATCGACTTACTGAAACGATGACAGGGTAATGCCTGCCAAGAAGGCCATCGAGCCTAAATATCACTTTGACTTACGGATGCGCTGCATCGAGGCAGCCGTGACACTATCAACCCCCGGCTCCAACTTTATGAATCCAAGAGACATCGATATAGTCGAGAAGGCTGGGGAATTCTACGAGTTTGTAATAAAAGGGGATTCCACCGCCGGATAAGGGAGCCCGACTCCCCCGGATGCGCGCACAGAAGAGTGCAGGTGATAGCCACCTCAAGGCTACAGAATTGGGTCCACGGTTTGGGCAGCCCCTTTCGTCAGACGAAACATAAACTGACTAGGAGGCACAAATCGTGTCTGACTCAATCACCGAAGCCCTTATTCAAGGGTATAAGGAAGGGTTTCTCACACTCTTCCAGCAAGAGGGGTCGCAGCTCCGACCCTATATGCGTGTAGAGAATCAGTCTGCCAAGGCCGATTTCTATGACCGCATTGGGTCTACTACTGTAGCCCAGCGTACTGTTCGTCATGGGGACTCTCCTTACATCCCCACGCCCCACACTCGACGCATGAATGTCATGCAGGATTTCCACTGGGGCGACTTCATCGACGATCAGGACAAGATCCGCACTCTCAACGACCCCACTAACGAGTATGTTCGCGCTGGTGCTATGGCTATGGGCCGGAAGATTGATACTCTCATTCTTTCGGGCTTGACGGGTTCGGCGTGGGGCGGCGAGACGGGTACCACTGAGCACACTTATGCCTCAGAGGCACTCACTACCATTCCCCACACCAGCACCGGCTTGACGTTTGTCAAGTTGCGACTCATTAAGGCTGCGTTCGGCAATGCGGACGTTCCGCAGACCGCCCGTATTGTTATCGCTTGCACGGCAACTCAGATCTCTGATCTGATGGGCGAGACTGAGCTGACCAGCGCTGACTATCAGCAGGTCAAAGCTCTTATCAATGGTGAGATGACCACTGCATTTGGGTTTACTTTTGTGCAGGTCTCACCAAGCTTCCTCACCAAGGTTTCTACCGAGAGGGACTGTATCGCCTTCGTCGCCGGACATAATGTCCTCGGCATGGGCATCGAGCCCGAAGGTCATATCGAGAGACGAGCTGACAAGGGCTTTTCCACTTACGTGTACATGGCTATGAGCGCTGGCGCAACCCGACTTGAGGGTCCCAGTGTCGTAACCGTTGAATGCACCGAGTAGAAAGGGGGTAAATCATGCCTAATTTCAGTGCTGTTGCACAAACCAACACAATTGCAGTTCCGCCTGTCAATTCCCCTGCCACCAACTCGGTTGGCAGGATTCGGGTTTGCTATGACCAGTATGCGGTCGTTGCAACCGAGGTCGCTAGTGACACCATTACCTTTGGTGCCGAAACTATCCCCCTCGGGGCGCGGATTACATCTGCGACCATTCAGAACGATGGTGTAGGTGGTACAAGCGCCATTGTTACTGTCGCTGTCGGTGGTGTTAGTCCGATTGTCGGTGCAGATATCACTGCGGCCGGAATCGATACTATCACTACCATTGGCTTGGTCACAACCTCAGCAGGTTACCCGGTGATGACTTTCACCACCTTGACCGCTGCTATGACTGCCGCCAAGGTAATTAAGCTTCAGCTTGAATACGTGATCGACTAACCACTAACGATAGGGGCCGGGCCGGCTCTCTCCCCCGCGTCTTCTCCCGGCTGACCCGGCCTCTATCATAGGAACAACATGGCAAACTGGAACGCGGTATCGAGAACAAATGCCATCGCCTCGCCTGTGCTCAATGCCGATCCCGTAGACTCTACAGGTAGCTTTCGCATTAGCTACGATGAGTATACCACCACGGGCGACGAAACTCATGCCAATAGTGACACTATTACTTTTGGTAGCGATGTAATTCCGGCTGGAAGCAGGGCTTGCTATGCAGTTCTAGAGGGCTCGGCGACTGCCGGTGTGGGTAGAACGGCTACATTGGCCGTAGGTACTGCTAGCTTGATAACAACCGCTGTGTCTCTTACTGGCGCATCTTTGAACTACAGCGACACGCACGGCAGGATGGTAACTGCCCCGGCTTATCCAACGCTAAGCCTGGTGGCCGGCGGCAACCTTACTGCCGGAGTCGTATTCAGGCTCGTTGTCTTCTACGTGATAGATTAGCACCAACGGAGGAATATTAGTCACGATGGCGTTGTATCATGGGGTTGGGTCGGCGATCAGGAACGATCTCGCGGCCGAGACTATGCAAACGCCAATCGATGGTGGCGGAAGGGTACGGCTCTTTTGGGATACGTTTGAAGTCGGAACTACAAATGTGCCCACTAGCGTAGATTCCATCGGGGTAACAAACGAAAACCCTCTGGTCGTTGGGAATGAATTTATCCCAAAGGGTTGTAGAATAGTCGGTGGTTTTCTCTCTCACGCAGATATGTCTACCCAATCATCCGGGATACTTCGTATAAAACTAGACGTTGCTGCCAATGTCGGAACGGGCAGTGGCGCTATCGAGATGTATACGCATCGCACCCATCTAATAGACCATAGGGCGGCAGCCGATGTACACATCTTGCTCCCCTGGGAGCCGGCTACTAACAACCCGCACTATACCGTTATCCCCTCTGATTATGTCTGCTGGATGATGCCGCAGACAACTGGTCGATTCAATATAGACGGGGCCACGATGTCGATAGCCATCATGTACGTGATGAATTGAATGATAATTTATCAAACGGTGGGCGTAGATCTTTATAACGCCAACAGGATAAGCCCCCCGAGCCAGACCAACATAGCCACCACGGAACACTCCGGAAGGGTTCGAGTCCTCTTCGATTGGTTCACACCACCCGTTGGCGGTGTTGCCCTAACAGATGATGTGATAATGGGGAGAGCACTCCCCGCTGGGTCTAGAATTATCGGAGGATGTTTTGCTTGCGGCGCGGTCGGGGCGGCGTCGGCAGAATTTACAGTCTCGATAGATACAGAAGCAAATGTCGGAACAGAGACACCAGTCTTGCAAATGCTCAACTATTCCGGTGACAGTATGCTTGTTGATGCACAAAACTCCGGAGGTCTTATCCCCATCGACACAGTAAACAGTGAGCCTTACCAGATAAAAACTCCAGTTGAGTACACTGTCTGGATGACTCCAACTGTTAATGTTTGGAACTCGACCGGAACTATCTCTCTGGCGATCTATTATGTTACTGACTGAGCCCTGCTGACATGACTACGTTTTATGGAGTCGACGCGACTAGACGGACTACTCCGGGTCAGAACAACTCGAATACGACAGAGATGGGGGGGCAGCTGCGTCTCGCACATGACTATTTCGTCATAGGTAGCGGCGGGACTCCCAACACAATATCTCAGTCAACCGATGATGTTGTTTCGCTCAATTCCCTCCTGATACCAAAGTTCGCAAGAATCATTGGTGGCTATATGACCTGTGACCGCCTCGTGGCCTCTTCTCCGGGTTGGGCCAGGGTGCAGCTTGGGACCGCTGCTGACATGGCCGCAATCACGCCTGTCATTGACCTTCTGTCTGGATCCGATGCGTTGCTAAACGTTTGGCTCAATGACGATTCTCTCAACACAAACTATCAGGCCCTGGTGGCGATAGACGTTTCGACGGGAGGCCCCTATATAAATAAGCTTCCCGATGAGTTCTGCGCTTGGATTCGCCCTGATGCCACCAGCAACGACTGGGATCAGTCGGCCAATGGAGCAACGGTCGGCATATACTACGTGATTGATTAATTATGCCTCATGCATTCCACAGAGCTAGAGTTGCCATGATTCGGAATCTATTCCCCCAGAGTAATATTCCGACTACAGACACACACGCACGAGTCCGCGCGACACAGGATCAATTCGTTCATGACACAGAGGGCGGAACTCACATGGTTGAGGATTCCGACGTAATCTTGTTCGGAGGCGAAGACATTCCCGCCGGCTCAAGAATCCTCGGCGCAACAATCCACTCCGACGATATGCAGTCAGCTGGGACCACCTCGATCTTCATACTTATCGGCTCGCAGGAAGATATAAACAACGACGTTGCCGAGGTGCGAATGATTGCTGACGGCGACGCTTCTATCAATGTAAAGATGCACGGAGAATATAGATTGCTCCCGGTTGTAAATGCAACCTACCCCGCTCTCGGAAGCACAAGCGTCCCTCCGATAACCAAGACCTCTGTCGTTGGTGTGTTGGTTGCTTCTAGTGCGGCTGGCTGGGACATCGAAGGATCAACTCTAATTGTCACTACATTCTACATGCTGGACTAAGGATCAAAGCGCATGGCAATAGATGCAAGCGAAATAACGATCATCAACGAGGCTCTCAACCTGCTGGGCCAGAAGAGAACCACCGCGGCGAAGGTGGCCTCCCCTAGCGCAGCGGGATATGACGCTATCGCCGAGATTGCCGCTGAGTCTTACGAGCGACACCGGAACGCCATGCTCCGCAACTATCAGTGGAACTTTGCCATCGTCCGTGCAACGCTTACCGTAGATGGAGCAGCCCCCGACTGGGGATTCTCTTACCGCTATGCCCTGCCTGCCGGACCAACCCCAGCAAAGTGCTTGAGAGTCCTTGAGGTCAATCAGGCATCGACAGATCGATGGAAGGTCGAAGGGCAGTTCATCCTCTCCGGCGTTTCCGCCAACCTTGAGATCAAGTATATCGGCCTTGAGAACGACGCCGATAATATGGACCCTCTCTTTATTGAAGCTCTGGCAATGCAGCTTGCCGGAAGGTGGTCTCTTGCTCTTGGCGGTGAAGACGGAGGAAGGCTCAGGGCAGAATCCAACGAAATGTTGACAGCGGTGAAGAGGATTGACTCGGTAGAAGGCATACCCGATCGTCTCGAAACCAACGATTGGATCGTATCGCCTAAAAAAGATTTACCCCTAGACCAACGGACAGACAATGGCAATAGACGCTAGTGAAATTACAATCATAAACGAAGCTCTCAACCTTCTAGGAGTGAAGAGAACTACCGCTGCCAGGGTTGCTGCCCCCACCGGTGATGGGTTTGATGTTGTGGCCGAGCTAGTCGCTGAGTCTTATGAACGCCACCGTAATGCAATGCTTCGAGACTATCAGTGGAACTTCGCTATTGTTCGTGCAACGCTTACCGTAGATGGAACAGCCCCCGACTGGGGCTTCTCTTACCGCTACGCTCTTCCCGCAACTAGCCTTAGAATCCTACAAATTAACCAAGAGCTAATCTGGGTCTGGGGCTCTGCTGGCTGGTATTCTCCCCCGACTACTGGTCAGTGGAAGGTCGAAGGGCAGTTTATCCTCTCCAGCATTTCCGACGACCTTGAGATCAAGTACATCGGCCTTGAGAACGACGCCGATAACATGGATCCCCTGTTTATCGAGGCGCTCGCCATGCAATTGGCAGGCAAATGGTCACGGGCGCTGCTGGGAAGAGATGGGGACAACTACAAGGCCCAGGCCGATGCAACGCTCCACGCAATAAAGACCATCGACTCCATGGAGGGCACTCCCGACTCCATCCAAACAACTGACTGGCTCTTGGCCCGCGAGAACTAATGGCCCGCAACATCATACAGAACGCTTTCAATGCCGGTGAGATTACTCCGCAGCTCTCGGGTCGTAGTGATTCGCCCTCTTACCAACAGGGTTGCCGAACACTTGAGAATTTTATCGTAGAGCCGCTCGGTGGTGTATCTCGAAGGCCAGGGACGAGGTATGCCTTTACCGTCAAGGATGCAACGAAGCCAACGAGGATCTTCCCCTTCTCTTACCGCGATGAACGACACATGGTGGAGGTGGGTGAAGATTATCTACGCATTTGGGAGCAGAATATAAGCACAGGTGTGTGGACTGTCGCACAGGATACCGAGGGCCTTGATCTGCCCAGGATTGACACCGGAGCCACAGAGGGACACTGGCTGTCCCCGTGGTACGGCACTATAGGAACCGGTAGATATTTCTGGATACTAGAAACAAGCATGGATAGGTTCCCGCTTCGCAGCTTCCAGGGGCCAGTTCATATTTCTGGAGCTGGACTTACGTTCCCCCCTGGCGGGCTTGCGGCAGATACAGATTATTGGATGTACGTGTGGCCCGGTGAGCTTGGTGGGTCTTTTGGTCCTCATCACCCTCCACCCAATAGGAAGAGTCGTACTGTTATTGGATTCTGTGAATCTCTTGCCGATGCACAGAAAACTGCCGCTTTCGGCGCCATCCCGCAGCCAGACACAGTGACACTTCTTGGCATTGGCACGGGTACAGGACAATGGAACATTCAAATGGCCACTTCAGACAATGAGTGGGAGTTTGTATCTCCGTGGCAAGACGCTGACATGCCACAGTTGCGTTCTATGCAAGTAGATGATTCGTTGTACTTTTATGACGGAAACAATCCAATATACGTACTAAGGAGAATGGATTATCTCGGAGGGAATACTCAAAATTTGCCCGCCCCAGATACTAATTGGACGAAACCTAAGTGGGCGTTCTCAGAAGTAACTCTTACCGAAGGGCCATGGGTCAAACGAGTTTCTTGGAATGGGACGCCTGCCCAGTCTATAACTGTCACCACGGGGGGGCTTGCCTCGGCGGCAGATGGATGGCTAGATCCGGCAAAGCATGTAACGGGATATATCGATCTTCCCGAAGACTATATTCCATCTGTCGAAGGAGCGGGCACCGGTTACGACTTTTTCTTTGCTCAGAAAACTGGCGTTCCGAGTGAGTTCATGTCTGGTGTGACTTCCGAACAAACGCCCGATCCGGCTGGTCCCTTTACAATGCTATGGGATGTCAGGGGATTTCCAACCGTTACAAAGACCCCCCCTGTTGATGTTGTTTGCGACACATTTGCTGCTGGCTTTGCGTTCAGGAACACTGGTCCAAACGCTGCGGGATGGTTCGATGGTCGCCTTGTGCTCTCTGGCGGGCCGTTGGCGAATGAAGTACACTTCTCTTCCTTGGAGCATCCATGGGTCTATTTACCGGTAGATACCATAGACGGAGCGGTGAGCCAGCTCACGGCTTTTTCATTTGACATTGCAGGAGACAAAGATAACAAGATAGTCGCCTATTCAGAGCTTCAGGATCTTCTTGTGTTTTCGGGTGATGGTGTCTGGGCTGTGACTTCTAACAATGGTACGGAAGGTACCAGTGTTACTACTGTCGATGTTCGTCAGATTGCAACAATAGGCTGTTCCGCCATTGTCGAGCCCTTGCGAATGCATCAATCTGTCGCCTATATGAGCAAGGCGAACAAGCGCTTACAACTAATCCAGTACAACTTTGACGCTAAGGATTATCGTAGTTTCGATATCCTAGAGCACAACAACCATCTCCTCGAAGATGGCGCTAAATTCCTCGCCTATCAAGACGAACCTTACGACAAGGTCTGGGTGGTTCGCAATAACGGCACACTTGTTAGCGTAACCATTCAAAGAGGGGAGGGTGTGGTTGGGCCGGGAGCACATTCACTCGGCGGCACAACTCCTACAGTGGAAGACATCTTCACTATTCCCAATGAGGACAGCGACGCCGACGTCGTCTACATGGTGGTGAAGCGAGAGGTCAATAGCGCTGATATCCAGTTCGTAGAGTATATGGATACGCCTGTAAAGCTCGGTCGAGGTTACTCTACCTCGAATACAAAGAGCGATGCCTACTTTGTCGATTGCGGAATGACATTCACAGGCGCCATCTCAAGCTTTACAATGGCCCATCTTCCCAATGAGACAGTTGACGTGCTCACAGATGGTGATTATTACGGCACAGTGACTCTCAACGGCTCTGGGGAATCTGGCGCACTTACAGGCGCCCCCTTCTCTAAGGTGCAAGCTGGATACACTTACACAAGCGAGCTTGAACCCATGCCTCCTGTCTACGAAACCCAGGGCGGAACAACTGCCGGCAGCCTTATGGATATGAAGTCAGCGACCATAAGGTTCCAGGGGACGAAGGGTGGAAGCTGCGGGGATAGGGTGGATGAAAGCACAGACGCAGACGGCCATTCGGTTCTGGGTGTAATCCCGTATCCGAATCCCGACGATCTTTTTAGCGGAGATATATCCGTCACGCCCGAGATCCAAACCTCTGTAGAGCCTACGATCGTCATAAGGCAGACCAAGCCATACCCAATGACCGTCAATGCCATCTCGTATCGAGCCCACGGCTCTTTGGCTGCTGATTCTGAAGGGAGGTCCACTAACCAATGATTGAAATAGTTCACTGTAGACAAGATCTTCTGCGTGGAATCGATGCAACTGTAGACGAGCTTGAAAACTTAAACTCGATTACTGATCTAACCCATTCAATAGCTGTACTGAAGGACGGACATCCCATTGCGGCTGGTGGGGTCGTAGAAATCTTTGATGGAACCGGAGAGGCTTGGAGCGTTCTTTCTTCCGACGCCTTAGAGAGCCATCCCGTGGCCGTAATGCGTGCATTCAAACAGTATTTAGATAAGCGCATAGATGACACATTTGACAGTATTCTAATGTGTGGAAACGCCAGGAATTCTAAAATGATAGACTGGGCAGAAGCTCTTGGTTTCGACGAGAAATATCGTCTCGGAGAACATAGTCCCGGAGTGAATGGGGATTACTGGCTATTTGAGAGGAC